GTTTGCAGATATTTAAACAAAAATGGTATACAAGACTTAGAAAAGATTATACATTACTGCGAGCTGGAAATAAAAAAATTGAAAGATACCAAATGACACAGAAACCTTTATTTACACCACAAGTAGAGTGGTTTCCACCCGATGATTTTCCTGACTTATCTAAATACGATGAAATTGCAATTGATTTAGAAACAAAAGACCCTGATTTAAAAACAAAAGGATCTTCTTCAATGAGAGGTGAAGGTGATGTTGTTGGTATAGCTATAGCAGTAAAGAA